GACCGATCCGGATCAGTTGGCCGACTACACAAATCGCTTCTTCACCGAAGTGTACCCTGTGGACGCCGACGAGACCTCTTACCAGCCTCAAGCGGGTTACCAACCCCGTTATGACATGCCTGCCGTCCCTGCCTCTGCTGGCGGCCCTGTGCGTCAAGATCCCGGCACTCAGTGGGAAGGTTTCTCCAACACCATGAATCAAAACCCCGAACAGGCGTGGCGATTCCTGAGTCAAATGAGCCCTGATGCTTTCCGTCAGAAGCTCCTGTTCCTGGATGCTGCTTGATAGCCTCCGTTGAATGAAAAATAAACCCTAGTTCGCTTAAAACACGAATTAGGGTTATTTTTTTATACCGCAACTTGCAAGTTTTGTTATGGCTCCCTTTAGATCAGAAGCTCAACGTAAACTTTTTTACGCAAAAGCCGAACACGGAGAGATTCCTGAGTCTACCGTCCGGGAATATGAGCACGAAACCCACGGAAATCTACCTGAACACGTCAAAGCAAAAAAGAAAGCCCAGAAGTATACTGAAAATAAAGGATCTTGATCATGGTTCAACATATAGGACACTCTCGGCGTCGTTCCGAACCTAATTCTCCTGAGCTTATTGCTCAAATTGAAGCGTTGCAAGCCGAATTAGCTGCATTTAAAAAAGAATATCAAACAGATATGACAAATGTTGCTTTAGATTTAGCTAAAATTGATGAAAAAGCAACTCCTCCTGTTGCTTAACTTGCTATAGGTATAATTTAAGTAGCCCTAAGCACGGATCTCGTGGGTTACATTTCGCTGGTTAATTATAAGTACGACACAGGCCCGCATCAACTTCAAGGTGGGCCAAATCACACAGACGATAATCTTTTACTCACTCAAAAATATCTAGTAGTTTCTAGCGGGTACATTGATTCGTTAGGAAATCAAGTTTCTTGGTACGGGGTTAATGATGTAGGCAACGATTACGGGCGTCCCGTTATCGGTCCACCTAACTCTGGTGCTTATGTAGTAGATGCTTGGCGAGCTGTACCTACTGCTATCTCTGGTTTTTGGTCTGATTACGACTATAAGTACTATTCGCCCAGTGGTCAACTAAGCATCTATAACGGCTTCCGTGGATACACTACCCAGACGATTGCAAATGCCAAAGTTTTAACATCCTATAACCCGCAATACGGTGTGCGGGATATGGGAGCGTATACATATTACGGAGGGTACGCACCTTCGACTCAAACATACGACCCATACAATACGCCTGCTTCTTTAACTACTTCGGAAGGCACTACGGGCGGCGGTGTTAGTCACCCACGTCATATGGGTGCTTTATTAACCACAGAAGCTGTTGCAGGAGCAACTACAGGATCTCGTACCGAGTGGGTTTATAATCCTCCGGTTTATTGTCAGACTTTTACCGAAAGTTACTATACGGGTATTCCCGGTTTTATGGGCGCTCCGACCCATTACATGTATCGAGGTAAGTCCTCTAGGTATGCTTTTAACCTAGGTTCTATTTACGGCGTGGGTGGTGAGGGTATTCGCGCTCTTCCTCATCGGTTTAGTCCTTCAGTCAACAGTAGTAATCAGAAAAGCATTTAACGCTATAAACGCGACAAGTAGTACACTAGTTACATAAAAACAATTTAAAATAAGAGAGTAGTTTTTCGGAGATTGACGCTTTGTTCGTCGATAATGATTTTCCGAAGCTGCTCGGTGCCGAACTGTACCGTCCGCATCCTGCGTACGTTGTAGAGATGGCTGCGGAGCCTGTAGTCGTTCATGACTTCAGTAAGCAGCCAGGGCAGACTGTGCAGCTTGACAGGTACAGGTTCTGGGGAAACCCAGGCAGCAAGGAATCACGTGAGCGTACTGCAGAGCAAACCATCGGTACTGCTAGCAGCCGCAATATCGTTAAGGATAAGGTGCTGGTGACTCTTCGTGAGTACACAGGTCCTGCAGATCCTAACGATCCTACACAAGCTAGCACTTTTAAGATCGCACGTGAGACACTGATTACCGCTCAGCGTTTGCTGCTCGATACCGGTAACCTTACTGCGTTCCACCAATCCATTGGTAGCCTCACCCTTCTGGATGACTATCGCCGGTGGCGCGATCGGGTGTTCATCAACGAACTCCTGAAAGCTGTTTCTAAGGGCAAGTCTTCAGATACCCAAGGTGGTTACTACTACCCTGGCGATTTGGCTGTTGGTTCTTTGACCTACACCAACTCTGAGCAAGCCAAGTTTGACGTTAAGGATGACCTTCTTCGGGTGGTCAAGTCCCTGCGTAAGCGTAATACCCCCACCTACCAAGATGGGTTCTACCGTTGCGTTTGCGATCCTACCTTCCTGATGCACCTGCGTCAGAACTCTGACTTCCGTGAGGTGGCTCGCTACCCCGGCAACGGTCAGATCAATCCCCTCATGTCAGCTATGCAGCCTAACGCTGCTATCTACATGGGTCAAGGTTTCGGCCAAGCTACTTTCGTGGCTGGCGAACCCATCATGCCTACTGGTTTCGTTTTTGAAGGTGTGCGATTCTTTGAATCCACCAACATGCCTTCTCAAACTGCTGCGGCAACTATCGGTGGTACTGCGTCTACGTACGACAGTGCAATCGGTATGTTCTTCGGTCCTCAGGCTGTTGGTGTTGGCATCGGTGGCAATAATGCCCAAGTGTTGCTCAACAACAACGACGATTTCAGCCGTTTCATCATGATGATTTGGAGCCTGTACGCAGGTTTTGAACTTCTGAACGCTGACTTCGTGTCTGTTGCCTACTCATTCAACGTTTGAGGAGGTAATTAACCATGACTACTAACGCTAACCAGATTCAAGTTTCCAAGATCTATCCTGGGAACTACACCAACGTTCTTCGTTACTGGCACGACGAAAAGTCTTTCCAGTTCCGTAACCAGAACGATACCGAAACCACCTACAGCAACCAGCCTATTGGCGGTCCTGTTGGCGTGGTGTTCCAACCTGGCTGGATTGCCCAACAAGCTATTGGCTACGTCGATCTGTCGTTCCAAGCTCTGGGTACCAACCAAATCGACTATTACACCCAGGCTTATAGCTCGGGTCTGAATGGTGCTAACGTCGCATTCACCACTGCCTCTGTTATCGTTCCTTCTCCGGACGCATACAAGGATGTTCGTGCTGACATTACTGACGGCATCAAGGTACCTTCTGGTGCTTATGTATATCGTTTGTCCGTCCGTGTTGACGGCGGTGATGTAGTCAGTAGCGGTGTTGGTGGCGGTTCCGCTTCCCCTGTTCTGGGTCTTGGCCCCGCTGTGGGTGTTGGCCTTAATACCACACCTTCTGCTTCCGGTTTCTTTGTTACCCTTACTGGTAGCAACAGCCGTATTGCTAACGGCTCCTTCAACACTAATAACGTGTGGAATAGCTCTACTCTGTATCGGACTGGTGCCGAAACTCAGTACAAACTGTTTGCCGTTAAAGATCTTGGAGGTGCCTCAGCTTCCGGTTTGGGTCAAGCTTCCGGTGTGTTCGATCCTCGGGCTGCTAACGGCAGGCTCAGTGGCAAGAACAAGGCTCTGGCTGTTTGCGAAGTCTGCTGGGTTCTGGCTGACGACGCTCCTGGTCGTGACGATTTGGCCCTCCAACCTGCTGGTTTGGTGGAGTCAAACGTTTACACCTCCACCGTTCCTGCTTGATCTCTTTAGATCAAATACTGCCCCCTCTTCGGAGGGGGTTTTTTATGCCTGACAATATGACAACTGAAATTGAAATTTGTTAGTAAACTAACTTTAGACACTACCCACATAATGACTGTCGCTCAACTTCAAGAGGTTGTTTTTACGCCCAGCGGGGTCAAAGTTGTAATTTTGAGTGAGCACGACGAAGGAGAGTACAAGATGGTGCGCTCCGTGACCACTGGTAAAGTATTTTTTGCCCATAAAGGTCAAATTGAGCTTGTAGAAGCTACAGAAGAGAAAACAAGCGCAAAACCCGCCTTGAAGCGCCGTGGTCGCCAACTCATTCAACCAGAAATTCCTTTTGAAAATCGTGTAAACATCAATAGCGCCACTCCCGAACGGCTGACTCAAGTCCTTAAAGGTGTAGGAATCAAGACGGCGGTTGAAATTAAGGAACTGCAACAATCAATGCCTGGTGAACGCTTCACCAAATTGGACCAGTTGAAGGCAATCAGCAGGGTTGACTGGACTGAAGTGTTGGAAGGCGGCGTAGTTTATGTCGAATAATCAATTTATTTAATATTTTACGCAATTAGAATAGAAGTACATAGCGGTAAGGTGTCGTGTCTCAATTCTCGCAACAAGAACTTGAGCAAATTCAAAGTTACTTATCGCAACAGGGTGTAGTTTTTCAAGCTACACAGACTGATGCGACTAAAAGGGAAATAATTTATGCGGCTGTTAACCAACTAACCCGTAATCCAGCACAAACTTTTGGATACAGGCTAGATGATTATAATTTTAGTCGTGTTGCATATCATCTAGGTTATAATATTGCCACAGTGCCTGCTGGTGACTACGCTCGCTTGCTTGAAGCGACCAGTAGTATACCTTCTGAGTTCTATTACGATAAAATTGTTGGACAGCTTGAGCGTTGCGAAGACGCTGAGCGGTTAACTGAGCTAGCTACCGGCAGAGCAACCAGTCGTCAGGAAACTATTCTTGGTGACGTTAGTCGGTCTATTAACGTTCAAGATAAACGCGAAACTGCTCGTATTTGGCGCGAAAACTATCAATTTGAGTGTGATCGTTTAGCGCATATGCTTTACGTTCCTAACTATAAAGACCCTGTTACAGCTCGTTACCGTTTTGAACGTAGTGGAGGGGAGTTTATCCAAGCAATTCCTGGACCTCCGGACACAGCTCGGGCGGATAGGTTGTATTTTTACACTAAATGGAGATGAGCGCTATATTTAAACAAGAAGTAACCCCGCTTTTACGTGGAACCTAACGTACTTGAAGCTGTAAAACTTTTTTCGCAAGCAATTAAGCAGGGTTCTCTTTTTACTAAAAGTGGGGATCCGCAGAATTTTTCTGGCAGAAGGCAGCCTTTTATAAGTACGGAGAAAGTACCTGTAAATCAAGGTCGTACCCCGATCCCTCCTTCTTTTAGTCCTAATCCTGTTTCACCAGGTCAATTAGGTCTTTTTGATATCCGAGCAACTCCTTCTTCTTTCGACCCATCACTTGAGCGTACTGGTCCACCAAGAATACCTTATCGTCCTAATCCTCCTTCTACTTTTGACCCATCACTTGAGCGTATTGGTCCACCAGGACCTCTAAGGTCTTTAAGAGCACTTGATCGTATTGGTCCACCAGGACCTCTAAGGCCAACGGAATCTGTGACACTTAGAGGAGAAATAAGGTCTTTAGGTCCTTTGAATGTCAGAGAAAATCTTCCTTCTACTTTTGACCCATCACTTGAGCGTATTGGTCCACCAGGACCTCTAAGGTCTTTAACGGGATCTTCGGCACTTACAGGAGGGGGAGGCTCTTCTCCCTCTGTAATGGACTTGCTCAAAACCGCTGGTGCTTTTGGTACCAGTGGCATACTTGGGGCATTAGGTTTAGCAGCTAAATTAGAAGGCTCGGCTCCTGCTCCTAATTATAGAAATTTAGGTTACACGTCAGAAGCCAATATGAAAGGAAGAATTGCTGCTCAAGAACTTTTACAAAGTGGGCGTTATGTGCCAGGTAATCAACAACAAATTCTGCCTAATAAAACTCCTACTCCCCAAAATACTCCTCCCGCTAATCCGAGACCTGAACAGACTTCTACTTCCCAAAATACTCCTCCCGCTAATCCGAGACCTGATCAGAATCCTCTTCCCCGAAATACTCCTCCCGGTAACACCATGACACCTGCATCCGCTGCCTTTACTAAATTTTTTGTAGATGATGATAATCGCCTCAGTCCAACAGCGATGGACCTAGCTACCGCTACGGGTGGGGTGCAAACTCGTGATCTAAGTTCTCTTATCCTTGGACTAAAAGCAGCGGATCGAGAAAACTTACTTAATCGCGCAGCTTCCGCTCAAATGATACCGGCAACAGCTGCTCCTGAACTCAATGTTCCAGTGTCTGCAATGTCAGTTTCTGACGGTAGCCTGTATTCCACGCCTTTGCCTGACACGTATCGTGACCCTTCGGCAGGTCCTGTCAAGATTATGGGAGGCGGCGCACGAGCTAGTGCTGTTCGGGAGCAAATCGAACAGTATGCCCGTGGTCAAGGGACTCAGGATACTAGAGCTTCTAAGCCCTCAGCACTCCAAGCTCAATACGCACAAGAAAGTCTGAAAGCTCGGGCTAACATTGGCGAGATTATAAATGAGCTTGGTTATAATGCTTCAGATAAAGCTCCGCTAAGGCAGTGGGCTGTTCAAAATCCTGCACTTGCAATGCGGTTGTTTGAACAGCAACAAGCTGCTACTGCTGAGGCCAACAATCTTAGAAATCGTTCTACTCTTCCGACTCCCGGAGAATTGGCAGAGTCTGGTGTTAGTCAACAATCTCCAGGTAACGTTGAAAGCTCGATAACAAATACATCTCTAGGGTCTAATTTAACCAATAATGCTATAGCAAATAGTCATTTTAGGGCTGAATCTGCTGTTGCCCCTTCTCAAGGTGCTTACGATCTGGCCGACGCCACGCAAGCTATGGTGCAACCGGTGCTTATTACGGATCGTCAGTTAATTGAGCAAGCTCCTGCTAGGGAATACGAC